AGTTCAGGATTTGGTAGGAGGTGGAATTTCTGGCAAAAGAGATGGGCCTGTTTCAGAAATAAAATTTCATGATGGACAAAAACCTCCAACTGAAAAAGCAATTCAGGCAAAATTAGCTGAACTTCAAGCAGACTACGATTCTAAAAAATACCAACGTGACCGCAAGTACCCAGAACTTGGTGAACAATTAGATTTACTTTTTCATGACATGACTGCTGGCAAAGGTGATAAAACAGGAGAGTGGTACAAAGCGGTAAACAAAGTAAAAACAGATCATCCTAAACCAGAATAAATCATGCCTAGCGATCTTCAAGTAACGAATATAAAAGACCAAGCAAATGCTAATAGTGCAATTACAATAGCATCAGATGGTCAAATAACAGTTAATCAAAATAATCCTACAGTTACGTTAGGGAGTAATGCGACTTTTCCTACAAAAGTAACTGACAGGACATCGTGGTATCAATTATTTCAACATAATAAGTACCCAAGTGGGTATAACGCATATCAGGCAACTTTGAATGCAGATGACGATGGAAGTGGGCAAACAAGTGGTGCTGTACCAACTGGTTATTCCGCTGTTGTTTCTGCGTATGTCTGGGTTTTAACAGCACAATCTGGAACACATACATACCAAGCCACTATGCAATGGGCCATAAGTTCAAATGCTAATAGCATTACTCAACATTCATTATCAGCAACGCAAGTATATAGTTTTAGCGCTAACCAAGATCAACTTTGGCGAAGAAGCATAACTGGGATTGGCTCAAGTGGAAGTCGTTTTGAGGACTTGATAGCAGAAGGAGATGTTTTTGGATTCTCAATTGATGCTACTAGCTCATTAGACGTAAGATTATTGGGTATAGAAATAACGTGGAGAATGTGATGAAAATAACCTTATTCAATGCGTTAAATGAGTTAGGCATTAGTGCTTATTGTAAAGATAATGATTATGATTCTATTGTTTGGACTGACCCTAAAAAAACTGTATCGAAAGCAGACCTAAAAGCTAAAGTTGCTGAGATGCAAAGTGCAGAAGATGCAATTCAGTATCAACGTGATCGGGCCGTTGCCTATGACCCAATTCCTGAACAGTTAGACCAGATATATCACGATATAGATGGTTGGAAAGCTCGCATTAAAAGCGTGAAAGATAAATTTCCGAAGCCATGAGCGGACACCATCCTCCTGTTGAAACAATTATGGAAATAGATCAAGTAATGCTTTTGGTGGAAAGAATAGGACTGCCAGCAGTAATTATTGGATTTTGTTTCTACTACATAATGAAAACCCAGCAGGCTCACAGGGATGAAATAGTAAGATGGGAAAATAAAGATTCAGAAGGTGATTCAAGGCTTATAGATGTAATAAAAGAACAGAATGCTAGAAATGAACATTTTGCTGAAGCTATTAGTAATTTAACTATCTCAAATAAAGATGTAACTAAAAGTAATGAACGATTAGCAGATGAGATTAAAGGAATGGCATCAGCTTTAATAAGGAAGTAAATGGCTAAAGAAACAACTGTAACAACAGTTACTAAACCTGATCCTCCTAAACCTGTCAAACTCAGCATGACAGTTAATGAGAAGATTCAGGTGAGTAGATTTATAGCAAGATTTGCCATAGCGTTATCGGCACTTGGCATCTTTGCCTATATTGTTCATGTCATGTTACTTACATCAGATGAGCTACCAACATCTAGTAAAGACCTTTTAAATATTTTAATTGGAGCTTTTATTCCTATTATTGCAGGAATAGCGAAGTTCTACTTTGAATCTGGAGGTGATTTGCATCAAGAAGAGGAAAAGAACCCAATCCCACCACATCCAGATAAAGAAAATGATGCAAGCAATAATTAATTGGGCGTATGAATTATTTAACCTCAAACCTAAAGAAAAGGAAGATATGCTTAATCTGGTTTTGCCATTCGTGGCTAACATGCTGAAAGATATTGTAGCGGATAAAGCTCAATCTTTAGCAGTCGAACATTTAGAGCCTCACCTTGAGAAACTTCCTAAAGAAGTACGAGAAGCACTTGACGGTGCTGTTGATGGTGACAACTCTCATGGTCACAAATCCGTCATGGATCTTATCAAGGGATGATTGGTTAGCAATGAGAATAAGCCAGAATTTCACATTACAAGAACTGGTTTATTCTCCTACTGCTCTACATGCTGGTATCGATCAAGAAGAATATTTAGATAATAATGCGGTAGCACGGATAACAGCACTTACCATAAAAATTCTCCAGCCTGTTCGGGATCAATTTGGTCCTACAAAAATCAATAGCTGTTTCAGATCAAAACCCTTGAACGAATTAGTCCATGGTTCGCCTAATTCAGCGCATTGTTGTAACGGCACAAAGAGTGCCGCCGACATTGAAATAATAAGTGAAGAGATTTCTAACTTAGAATTAGCGGAATGGATAAGAGATAACTTAGACTTCGACCAGTTGATATTAGAGAATTACGCTCCGAATAGAGTCTCTAAGATAACTGGTGAGAGGGAGGGGCCAAATAGTGGATGGGTCCACGTTAGCTATAGTTCGATAGGAGATAACAGGAAGGAAGTTATGAGGATGGTCAAAGTTAAAGGAAAGCCCAAATACTATAAAGGATTGTGGCAAGATCAAGACTGACGTTTTTGGCGTGTAGGTCTTTCGTAGAATTTACTTTGTGACCCAATAGCTTCATCAGAAACCTTGACCCAAGCTATTTTACCATTCGGGTACGTCAACTTAACTTTTCCTTTTTTCCAAGATAAATTCGGATGACCTTTAACCAGAGGATCCATACCTTTCATACCTTTGTTCCAAGGAGTCAGTCCTTTACGATTGGTTTTATGAGTTCTACCAAAGTTTTCTTGGTTTATTTTTTGGAGACAACCACATGATTTGGTTCCGTGGTATGTACTCTTGACATTGTTTTTACGAATGACTTTTTTATTTCCACAACGGCACTTAAATAAGTAAAAGGTTCCTGTGTACGCATCACGAGGTCGTTCTGCTAACCGAACTGGAGTCAAGAAAGTACCTTCGACTTCAACGCCAACTTTAAATGATCTTGAGGACATAGATGATCCTTTTGATTATACGGATTTTGATAAATCTGGTTGGATAGATAACAAGAATGAAAAATGGGCCATTCTGAGATACGATGACCCAGATTTCAAGAGATAGGGTGCAGGAGAGGCCGAACCCTCCTAGTCAAATCCATTTCAACTCTCCGTCCATAGAAACACCCTATCTGAAACACCTTAACAATGTTCACAAGTTCACGTTTTTTTCTGCCAAATCAGATGCTTTATTCTTTTCTTCATATAAAGCCACTCTTTTTTGGATCTGAACCCTTCTCTTTGCCAAGGTCTAATTCTTTTTTCTTGGATCATAGATCCTCTATGCGCTATGTAGCCTTTTGTATTCTGTCTCCCGACAATAAAATCTTCATCGATTAGCATTTTCTTTATTTATTCTGGACTTTTTTAATATAGTAAAGTGCTTCAGCAATTTCAGGATCTATAATCTCATCATCACAACCGCCATTTTTAGCGAAGTTATGATGCGGACTCTCTAATCTTGAAAAGTCTTGTAACACTCCAGCAGGAGGATTTTCTTCAGAGGGTATTAAAACAATATCTGGATGTTTAAATCTCTGAGCAAACCCTTTATTCCCTGACTTTACTATCTTTTTGTTTGACATTCTCTAACTCCGTTTCGTGTTTTTTAAGATAAAGAAAGTATTCTCTAAACGATGAGAACCCTTCTTTTTGGAATGCTCGTCCTTTCTTCTGGATCTCTCTTTCTTCAAAGTCATCGCTGATAACTTTATTCCTGTGAGAAATAAATAGCTTTTTCAAGAGCCTTGTATGTCTCTTTAATTTGCCATTTTTTCTTCGTTTCATGACATTAACTACCATCTTTGCTCCTTTCTATAATCTATGACGATTTGGCAAATCTATTTCTTTAGCAAATTCTTTTACTATTTCTATAGCTCTTTCCGCACCATCATATGAATATTTGTGGTTTTTCATCCTATTTTCGACATCGTAAGGATCAGCACCATCATTTACATAATTAGCACATTCAATTAAAATTTCTAAAGCTTCTGTTAAATCCATACAACCTCAAGTGAAGAAGAATTTATCTTTATGCTGGCACTTATGGTTATATATATCTTGGAACTGTCTTAGATAGTCTTTAATCGTTGTGACAGGAACCAATTTGCCATATTGATACTCCAGCTTAGTCTTCATTCTTTCATGATCGTAGACTTTATTATTCTGTTCAGGTGCTTCCATGCATTTGATTAATGCCTGTTGCACTTTTTGTCCTTGAATATGGGTATTGAGGATTAAGCACAACTCATGAACTTGCTGTGCGATCTTCTCGGCCCAAGGATAATCTACAATACTGATTTCTTGATCTATAATAAGGGATTCTGCGGAACTGCTGTTGAGTCGTTTCTTTGTCAACAACTGGATAGTCGTTGATACACTCAACTTATAACGCTCACTCATATACTTGACAATCTTGGCTTCTTTATAACCTTTGTTGGCTTTTGCAGTAACAAAGTCATTAATGT